CGACACGTGCAGCTGAATAAGGAATCAGAAGTTGCACAATTGATTGCTGAGACAAATCCTTACATGGTAGAGGAATCTGTATGGTCAGCCGGGAAGACTGACTACGTGGTTGCTTTCCCTGTTATCTCTCCAGAAGGTTCACTGTATCGTGAAGAACTGTATGGTACCAAACTTCTCGAAAAAGTAAGTACAGTACAAAACAACTGGGTAGAAGCTGGTACAAACGAAGAACTATGTTCTCACCCTAAACTACGTCACAATGTTTCAAACACAGTGACCGTTATGGATCACCAGTGGCGTGAAGTTGAAGACTATGTATATGAGAATCGTGGTGCATACGCTGGTATCTCATTCCTTGGTGGATCAGGTGACAAAGACTTTAACCAAGCTCCTATGACCGAAGTCTTGACTGAAGATCAGATCGTGAATAAATATGGCAAAGCAGCATTGTTTGCGGCTGGTTTGATTGTAGATACACGTAAAGGATTCAATGATCTATGGGAAGCAACTTCTGTAGCTCAACTTCCAGATGAGTACCGTGGAGAAGTTTCTGATATTCGTGCTGAATGGATCCGTCGTTTCAAGAAGTTCGCCGAGAACTATTTCATGGGCGATACTAAAGATGCAGAGTATTGTTTGAAGGATGTATTCCTTCTGCACAAGTGGACTAAGATTCAACAGAACTTGTCTCCGGTTGACTTTGCTTCTCAGCTCGAAACGAAGAAGTTTGTAGATGTAGATACTCTCGGATCCGCAGCATGTGTTGGTGGTGCTTGCGAAATTACGTTCTAAAGGAGAAGACGCATGGATAAAGAATACTGGACTGAGTGTGATGTATGTGATATGGTCACCTTTGTTATGCTGGAGGAAGGTGACGATGTTCCAAGGTTCTGTCCCATGTGTGGTGAGGACTCCGAGTTCGAAGAGACCGAAGATGATTAAAGATAAATAGCCTCGAAAGGGGCTATTTTTTTTATGTGGCATTATAATGGAAAAGAATTTGACGAGACTCCAGAAGAGTATCAAGGATTCGTATATCAAATAACAGAAAAAGATACCGGTATGAAATACATCGGTAAGAAGTTTTTCTGGAAACCAAAGATTCTACCCAAGACAAAAACAAGAAAACGTAGAGTCAGGACTCGAGCTGAGTCAGACTGGCGTAAGTATTTCGGATCCAGCAAAGAGGTCCAGCTATTGGTAGAACAAAAAGGTGAAGACAACTACCATCGCGAGATTCTTAAACTATGTAAGACCAAGGGTCAATGTTCTTATTATGAAATGAAGTATCAACTCGAGTATGATGTACTGCTCAAGCCAGAAGAATACTATAACGCTTTTGTTGGAGGAAAAATTCATCGAAAGCATATTTTAGGTGTACAATCAGACGAAGATATGATAGAATAAACTTAAGTTAACTTGGAGTTTAGAATGATTATTATTGACTATAACGGAATCGCCATCGGCAACATCGTTACACAAAAGCTTGACATCGATGAAAACCTGATTCGCCATATGATTCTGAATAGCATCCGTATGTATCGTAAACGTTTTCACAAAGAATTTGGTGAGGTTGTTATCGCTTCTGATGCTGGTAACAACTGGCGTTACAAAGCATTCCCTAACTATAAAGCGAGTCGTAAGACTAGCCGTAAGAAATCAAGCATGGATTGGGACGAAGTATTTCGTATCACTAACCTTGTGTTTGAAGAACTTGGTGAACACTTCCCTTACAAGACATTGAAGATCGATGGCTGTGAGGCTGATGACATTATTGGCCAACTGTGTTACAATACTCAAGAGTTTGGTCAGTACGAAAAAGTTATGATTGTGTCTGCTGACAAAGACTTCGCTCAGTTACAGAAGTTTGATAACATTCATCAGTATTCTCCTATGACAAAGAAATATATAAAGATAGAACATCCTAGGAAACAGCTAATGGAACTTATCCTACGAGGTGACACGTCTGACGGTGTACCCAACGTTTTGTCTGGTGACAATGTATTTGTAGACGGTACACGTCAAACACCCCTTCGTCAAAAAGTACTTGACCTATTAATCGAAGACCCTGAGTCTCAGGGCCAGGAGATCTATCGCAACTTCTTGCGTAATAAAAAATTAATCGATCTGTCAGAAACTCCTGATGTTCTAAAAAGCGAAATTATAAATACATTTGAAAGCCAAGATACGACAAATAATAGAGGAAAAGTCTTTCCTTACCTAGTGGCTAAACGATGTAAACGATTGATTGAAGATATTGAGGACTTTATTTAAAATGGTTACTAAAACTAGAACTATAAACGTTTATGAAGTAATTGAGCTTGCTTCAAAAGCAAAGACAAGACAAGAACGAATCGACGTCCTTCGTAACCACGAGTCTTGGGCTTTAAAAGATCTACTCCGCGGCGCATACGATGATTTAGTCCAGTGGTCCTTACCACCTGGAGCACCTCCGTACGAACCAGCGGCAGAGAGTAGTGTACCTTCCACACTACACAATCAACACAAGAAGTTTAAATACTTCGTCAAAGGGCTTGCGGGCGATCAAGTTCAACCATTCAAACGTGAACGCATGTTCATTGATATGCTTGAAGGAATTCACCCAAAAGACGCTGAGCTTCTTATTCTGATGAAGGATAAGAAATCCTTGGCAAAAGGTATTACCAAGAAACTTGTAGAGGAGGCTTTTCCAAAACTTATCGTTAAATAGTAATCATGTAAACAATAATAAAACAGGAGATTGCATTGACTGCTCAGTTTGATAGACTTAATCAAGACGTTATCGAATTAGAAAATTATATAACAAAACTAAAACGAAAGGGTAAAACTGATCTGGCTAGTAAAATAAGTCGAAAGAGAGAGTATCTCAAAAACTATATCGCTGAGAAACAACAAGCATTGCAATAGGAGGTAGACGGTCGGCTGGTTCGACTAGTCGACCGATTTACAGAAAGAATATTATGCCTTCATATACATTGAAAGATACCAAGACGAATGATACATGGGATGTTGTTTGTTCTTGGGATGAACTACAAAAAATTCTAGATGAACTTCCCGATGTAATACAGGTGCTATCGACACCGAAGATTGTATCACAAGCAGGAAGCACCTTGAGTAAAACAGATGATGGATGGAAAGAAGTTTTGAATAAAGTCAAATCAGGCTCTGGTCGATCGAATACGATTAAGACGTAACATGGCTAAACGCATAGGTAAGAACAACTCTATGACAGTTCGCCTTGATGACCTGTTAGAGTATGAACCGATTACTGAAAATCAGAAACAGGCTTTTGAAGCTTGGGAAGATGACGATAACTTGGTATTAGCTGGAACCGCCGGTACTGGTAAAACCTTTATAGCACTTTATATGGCGTTGGAAGAACTTCTCGATCCCGACTCATTCTATCGCCGTATTGTAATTATTCGATCTGTCGTACCTACACGAGACATTGGTTTCCTTCCGGGTACTGCAGAGGAAAAAAAGGACATGTACAATATTCCATATAAGAATATTTGTGCTGAACTATTTGGTGATGCTGGAGCGTATAACAAACTCATCACAGCTCGACAAATTGACTTTGAATCTACATCATTTATTCGTGGATCCACGTTTGATGATTCAATCATTATTGTCGACGAGATGCAGAACCTTACGTTTCATGAACTTGATTCTGTGATAACACGAGTAGGACGCAACTCAAAAATCATATTCTGTGGTGACTACAAACAATCTGATTTTAAGTATCAAGATGAGAAGGATGGTTTGTTTAAGTTTATGGCTATCTTAGAACAAATGAAAAACTTCTCTATCGTTCAGTTTGGATGGGACGACATCGTCAGGTCAGGCATGGTTAGAGATTATATTATGACAAAAGAAATGTTAGGAGTTGACTAATGGTAACTATCTGGGGAAGACCGAACTGCGGTTGGTGTGATAGAGCAAAATCTCTATGCGAACAATACGATCTTAAATATGAATACATCTTGATTGATGGACCCGAAAAACTTCAAGAACTACACGAACAGGTTCCTGGAGCTAAGACTGTTCCACAAATCTTTTGGAACGGTAAACACCTCGGTGGGTTTGAACAACTCGCTGCTGAAATTGAAAACACTCGTAACTTTGGACAGGAAAAAATCTAATGGCTAAGTTCAGTCGCTTTGATGCACGCAACAAGAAACGCGGAAAACATAAGCAACAATCTATTCATAAAGATTTTAGAATAAAAAATTGCATTAAAAATGAAAAAGACTATTTACATTCTCCTCACAATATGGTAGAATACTACTATAATGAAGGAGAATATTATGATGAACAACTTGAATCGAGTAATCCTCACTGACTGTGACGGAGTCCTCATGAATTGGGAATACGCCATGAACGTATGGATGCAGTCCCAAGGGTATGAAATTGTAGAAGACGGTCAGTCTAAGTACGACATGGGTGACCGTTACGGTCTTGATCCCGAACTCAAGCAGCGGTTGGTTCGCCAGTTCAATGAGTCAGCCGCTATGGGATTCTTACCTCCTCTTCGTGATGCTATGTATTATGTAGACCTGTTACATCGTAAACATGGTTACACATTCCATATGATTACATCTTTATCAAAAGATGAACACGCTCAAAAGCTTCGTATCATGAATACCAAGAAGCTCTTCGGCGAAACAGCTTTCACTAAATTTATTTTCGAAGATACTGGTGCTGACAAGGACGACGTTCTTGCTCCTTACGCTGACACTGGTCTCATTTGGATCGAAGATAAGTTACAAAACGCTGAGCTTGGAAACCGCCTTGGTCTTGAAAGTATTGTTGTAGAACATGCTCATAACATGCATAACGAAGATTTCCCTACCTTTGCAACATGGAAAGAGATTTATGAATACATCACTGGGTGAAATACTAACACTACGTAGTCAATGGGAAGAGATCGTAAGGTATCGTAAGTCTTACGATCTACCGCACTATAATGGGACTATAGATAATCTATATCGATTTAT